AAGCCATAGTGAAGTAACATCTTATGTATTACCATCTAATAGTGTTGCTTTAGCAGCTTCTACAAGTACAGCTAATAAAAACTTTGGTAAAATGATAAATGAATATACAGGGCTACCCAATTACACAGGTACTCTTTATCAAAACTATTATAGTACTTACATAGAAAACTTATTTAAAACAAATGCAAGGATAGTTAAGTATACAGCTTATTTACCATTACATATTATTTTAAATTACACACTCGCAGATATTTTTGTGATAAATGGTAAACAATATAGAATCAATAGTTTGAATATAAACTTGACTAATAATAAAAGTCAAATAGAACTTATTACAATATGATAGTATTTACATTATTAAACATAGATGAATTTTACGGACTAAGTGAAACAATAGAAATAGCAAAAGGCAAAAACAAAATGCCTTTATCATTTAAAGAAGGATTTAAACAAATAAAAAGAAATAGAAAATGTCGCAAAAAGTAATAATAGACGTACAGGCAAACACATCAACAGCAACAGCAAATATAGAAGAAACTACTGGTGCGTTAAATAAGTTAACACAATCACAAGAAAACTTAGATAGTGCAAATAAACAAACAGCTGCATCATTTGAAGATGTTACAAAGAATGGTGGAGCTATTGCTATACTTGACCAATTAACAGGAGGTCTTGCTTCAAGAGTAAGAGATAGTTATGAGGCAACTAAACTTTTTAATGTTAGTTTAAAAGGTATGCGTACAGCTTTAATTGCTACTGGTGTAGGTGCGTTTATAGTTGCTCTTGGGGCAGTAGTAGCTTATTGGGATGAAATTCAAGGACTCATATCAGGTACTGGAAAGAAATTAGATGAGTTTAGAAATGCTTCAAGTAAAACAGGTACTGACCTTAAAATACTACTTAATCAAGTAGAAAGAAACAAGATAAGTCAAGAAGATTTAGCTGAAACTGTAGAAAAAGCTAATAAAAAATATAAAGGGCTTAATTTAGCTTTAGATGAGCACGGTAAACTTACTAAAGAATCTACTCAAGCTATAAATGACCAAATAGCTGCTATGGAACAAAGAGCTTTTGCTGCTGCTTTAGAAGAAGAAATAGCAGAAAGACAAGCTAAAGTTATTAAAGAAGAGATAAAGTTAAGGAAGTCGTTTAGTTTAGAACAAATAAAAGAAGTAGAAAAACTAATGGAGGCTGATAGAATCGCTAAAGAACAATTTTATGCGAGTGGTAAAAATGCTGGTGTACCTTTTTATGGAGGAGAGATTCGTGATGGTAGTTTAGAAGCCATTATACGTGCTCAAATAAAAGATGTAAACATAGCTAAAGATAAAGTAAATGAATTAAGTGATATATTTGGTGAGGATGAATTTACCAATATGGTATTTGGTGAAGCAGAAGTTATTGAAGAAAAAACCGAAGAAGTAGAAGAGTTTTTCGAGAAAACAGAAGACCTTTTTATAAAAAGGCAAGAATTTGAAGAGGAAGCAAGATTAGCTTCTATAAATACCGAAAAAGAAATAAGAGCAGAAGAATTACTTCAAGTTGAAAAACAATATGAAGATTTATTACAAAAAGCTCGAAATTACTATGGAAAAGATTCTGAACTGGTTGCAGAACTATTAACTACAAAACAAGAAAAGATAGTTGCTTTAGAAACTAAATTTGCAGAAGAAGATGAAACAAGAAGAAAAGAAAAAGAAGATAAAGAAAAAGAAAGAGAACTTGAAAAAGAAGCTAAAGAAGAAGAACGAAGACTACAGCAAGAAGCAAGACAAAAAAAGCTTGAAGAAGACAGAGAAAAAGCAGCAAAAAAACAAATTGAATTAGACAAAAGTGTTCAAATGGCTAAACTTGGTATTGCACAAAACACTATGAATCTAATTGGGCAAATAGCTGGGGAGGGAAGTAAATTAGGAAAAGCAATGGCAATAGGTCAAGCAACTATAAGTGGTTATGAAGGTGTGCAAAATGCGTTCACAACAGCTCAAGATAGTCCAATAACAATAGGATTCCCAGCATATCCATTTATACAAGCTGGTTTAGCTGGTGCATTCGCTGCTGCAAATATTGCAAAAATAGCATCTACTAAACCAACAGGCTCAAGCGGTACAGGAGGATTAAAAGCAACCGCTTCTGCTCCTCAGCCTCAATCTCCATCATTCAATATTGTAGGTCAAGGTGCTGGAAGTCAAATAGCAGCTGCACTTGGACAACAACAACAACAGCCTGTACAAGCTTATGTAGTTTCTCAAGATATAACTACTGCACAAAGTTTAGAAAATGGTATAATACAAGGTGCAACTCTTGGTGGATAATGTAACAAAAAATAAAATAATACGTTTATAAAAAAAGAATTATGGATATAATAGAATTAGTAATAGACGAGAACGAAGAGCTGTCTGGTATAGAAGCTATATCAGTAGTTGAATCTCCAGCAATAGAAGAAGACTTTATTGCGCTAAAAGACCAAAAGCAAATAAGACTTGCAGAAATAAGCAAAGAAAAGAGATTACTTATGGGTGCTGCTTTAATACCAGAGAAACCTATATATAGAAAGTCAGGAGACCACGAGTTTTATATTTACTTTTCTAAAGACACAGTAGCTAAAGCTTCACAAATGTTTTTAAAGAAAGGTAATCAAGGACAAGCAACAATAGAGCATACAGATAAAAAATTAGAAGGTATGACAGTTGTAGAATCTTGGTTAGTAGAAGATGAAGTACACGATAAATCTCGTAAATATGGTTTAGATATGCCTTTAGGTACTTGGATGGTTGCAATGAAAGTTGATAATGATGATATCTGGAATAACTACGTTAAAGAGGGTAAAGTAAAAGGATTTAGTATAGAAGGCTATTTTGCTGATAAGCTAAACAGACCTCAAGATAAACAAAAAGACCAATTAAGCGAAGATGATAAACTACTAAAAGAAATAATAGATGTACTCAAGGAATCAGACACCAACAAAAAGTAGAACAAGCCCACAAGGTGGAAAAAGAGGTTGTCTTTGTAAAGACGGCACTTATAACTCTAAATGTTGTAACGGAGACTTACAAAATCAAGGAATAGGAAATACAACTGGACAAAATAGTTGAATTTACAACAGCTAATAACACAATTCGTTTAATAAAAAAGTAAATACTTAAAATTAATATATATGAACTCTAAAGAAACCCTTAACAAAGTTAAGACTTTACTTGGTTTAGAAGTTCAGTTAGAAGAGAGAAAGTTAGAAAACGGAACTCGCTTTGAAGCTGATTCTTTTGAAAAAGGTAAAGAAGTTTTTATCATTACAGATGAAGACGAAAGAATTGCAGTACCAAAAGGAGAATATCTTTTAGATGATGGGATGACACTTGTCGTTGAAGAAGATGGAATTATCTCTGAAGTAAAAGAAGCTGTAGAAGAAGAAGTAGAAGAAGTTGTAGAAGCACCAGTTGTGGAAGAAGTTGAAGCTGCTGAAGAAGCTGACGTACAAGATTGGGAAGGAATGGAAAAAAGAATTAAAAATCTTGAAGATGCTATTGCTGATTTAAAATCACGTTTTAGTGAAAAAGATGAATATAGTTCTAAAGATGTAGAATTATCTGCACAACCATTAGTACACAATCCTGAATCTAAAGGAGAAATGCAAATGAACCTTTATGCTCAAAATAGAAACCTAAGTACTCAAGATAGAGTATTTGCAAAATTATTCAATAAATAAAATTAAATAAAAAAAACCAAAAATTATGTCAAATAAAATAGACTTAGCAACAACAGTAAATATTACTTCAACTTATGCTGGAGAATTTGCTGGAAAGTACATTAGTGCTGCTTTATTAAGCGCAAGTACAATTGAAGACGGTGGTGTAGAAGTTATGCCAAACGTAAAATACAAATCAGTTATCCAAAGAATTGAAACTGGTAGTTTAATCGCAGACGGAACTTGTGATTTTTCTGCTTCTTCAAACGTAGATTTAACTGAAGTAGTTATCCAACCAGAAGAATTCCAAGTAAACTTACAATTATGTAAGTCTGACTTTATCAACACTTGGGAATCTATCCAAATGGGATATTCTGCATTTAATCCAAACGGACTACCTACATCATTCGCTGATTACTTAGTTGGACACGTAGCATCTAAAGTAGCTGCTGCTAACGAAACTAATATCTGGACTGGTAACTTAGGTGGAGCACAAGCTGGAGAATACAACGGATTAGAAACTCTTGCTGCTGCTGATGCAACAGTAATTGATGTTGCTGCTCCTGTTGCTTTAACTGCTACTAATATCATTGATAAAATGCAAGAAGTTGTAGATTTAATCCCTAATTCACTTTACGGAAAAGAAGATTTAAAATTATACGTTTCTAACAAAGCTGCTAAATTATACATTAGAGCTTTAGGTGGATTTACTGCAACTATTGGAGCTGCTGGTTCTGATAGCAAAGGTACACAATGGTATAATAACGGAAGTCTATCTTTCGGAGGTATTCCAATCTTTGTAGGTAGAGGAATGTCTGACGACACTATGATGGCTGCTCAATCAAGCAACCTTTTCTTTGCAACTGGTCTTTTAAACGATTATAACGAAGTTAGAGTAATTGATATGACTCCAATCGATGGTTCACAGAATGTGAGAATGGTAATGAGATTTACTGCTGCTGCTGCTATAGGAGTAGGTGCTGACGTAGTTTACTACGCTGGATAATTAAACTAATAAGGGGAGGGTAAAACCTCCCTTTATAATATTAACTTTAAAACCTAAAACATATGTCTTGTGATATTACTGCTGGAAGATTAGAGCCTTGTAAAGACTCAGTTGGAGGGATAATTGCAATCTACATCTCAAATTATACAAGTGGTTTATTAGGAACTGCTACATTTGGAACTGATGATGAGATTACTGCTTTTGCATCTCCTTTAACTTTTTACAAATACGACTTAAAAGGAGCTAACTCTTTCGAACAAACAAACGAGAATTCAAGGGAAAATGGAACATCATTCTGGACACAAACTGGAACGATAGTTTTAAAGAAACAAGACCTTGCAACTCGTAAAGAATTAAAATTATTAAGTTATGGTAGACCTCAAATAATCGTACAAGATTATAATGGGAACTACTTTTTAGCTGGAATTGAAAATGGATGTGAATGTGCTGTTAATACAGCTACTGGAGCAGCTATGGGAGATTTAAATGGTTATAACATTACTTTTACTGGAACTGAAAAAGCACCAGCATTTTTTGTAGATTCTGCAATTATTGGAGATACTACTAATACTGTTGTTGTACCAGGAACTTAATTTTTCTTATTTTTTAAAATCAAGGGTATTCTTCGGAGTACCCTTTTTTTATATAACAGTTTTACCCTTTTTTCGTTTATTAAAAAAGCTTTTAATGATAATCTTAACTACAAGCACTAATGCACAACAATTAAAGTTTATTCCAAGAGAATATTCTGCTGATAGTGTTGTAATTACAGACCAAGACACAAATACACCAGTTACATATTCTGGTTTAACATTTACTAAAGATAAATACTATCTACAAGGTAATGTAACATTTAGTCCTGTTCTAAAAGAAGGAACATTTTACACATTAAAAGTATTAAATGGAACAAGCGTAGTTTATAAAGACAATATATTCTGTACTGACCAAACTATTAGTGCATATAGTATTAATAAAGATGTATATACAGAACACGCAACAACTAACGAATACGTAGTATTATGAGCGAATTTTTCGTAACAAAATTAGCAGCTTACACAGCACCAGAGGTTGTAGAGTTAAAAAACAAAGATTGGGTACAATACGGAGTAGATAACAACTACTTTAACTACATTATTGATGTAAACAACAACTCAACAACTTGTAGAGCTATTTCTATAGGTATTTCTAATATGATTTATGGAAAAGGTCTTGCAGCACACGATGGAGATAAAAGACCAGAGCAATATGCTCAAATGATGTCTTTATTTAAGAAGTCTGATTTAAGAAAATTCATAAATGATTATAAAGTACTTGGAATGGCTGCATTTCAATTAGTTTACCAAGATGGAAAAGTAAAACAAGTACATCACTTTCCTATGGAAACTTTAAGAGCTGAAAAATGTAACGACAAAGGAGAAATTGAAGGATGGTACTACTCAAATAATTGGGAAAACTTAAAACCTACAGAAAAACCTGAAAGAATACCAGCATTTGGGTTTGGTAAAGCAAATGGAGTAGAAATGTATGTTTTAAAGCCATATGAAGCTGGTAAATACTATTATAGTAGTCCAGATTGGTCTTCTGCGATGCCTTACGCTGTGTTAGAGGACGAAATAGGAGATTACCTTATAAATGATTGTATAAATGGATTTAGTGGCACTAAAGTCGTTAATTTTAACAACGGAGTACCAGACCCAGAAAAAATGCAAGCTATAAAAAGTGATGTATTAGGTAAATTAACTGGAAGCAGAGGAGAAAAAGTAATCGTTGCTTTTAATAACAATTCTGAATCAAAGACCACAATTGATGATATTCCTTTAAACGATGCACCTCAACACTATCAGTATTTAGCTGATGAGTGCTTTAGAAAGCTAATCGTTGGTCATAGGGTTACATCTCCAATGCTTCTGGGAATACGTGAAGGTAATGATGGGCTTGGTAATAATGCAGAAGAAATTAAAAACGCTACACAATTATTTGACAATATTGTAATACGTTGTTTCCAAGACCAAGTAATAGAATGTATTGATGCTATTTTATCAGTTAATGATATTGCTTTAGATTTATACTTTAAAACTCTAAAACCAATTGAATTTAGTGATATAGACATAGTAAACGAAGAAATCATTGAAGAAGAGACAGGTTATGAGTTAAGTCTTAAAAAAATAGACGGAATAGAAGTTTACAAGACTAAAGAAGAAGCAGAAGCAAAAGCTTTAGAGCAAGGATGTGAAGGTTATCACGAACACGAAGAAGATGGAGTAATGTATTATATGCCTTGTGAATCTCACGATGAGATAGTAGACTTAAAAAAACCTTGTCAAGCTGGATATGAGCAATATGGTATGAAAATCAAAGACGGAAAAGAAGTTCCTAATTGTGTACCTATAAAAATGACTGAAGAAGAAACTGAAAGTGTTTTAGGACATTTAGCAGAAAGTGGAGAAAAGATGTCTGATAAATATGTATATGTAGACGAAATAAATGAAGAAGATGATATTGATAATGAAGATTGGGCTAATTACTTAATAAAAGAGAAAAAAAGTACTCTATCTAAAGTAAAAGGTTTATTAGGATTAAAAGATGAAATAGATTCAAAGAAAAACGGAAGCTCTTTTAGTTATTTAGATTCTAAAAACGGATTATATAAAATTAGATATACTTATGCAAGAGGTTCTTATAAACCAAGTTTATCACAAAGACCTTTTTGTAGAAATATGATGAATATGGCAAGTGCTGGTATAGTATGGAGAATAGAAGACATAGACAAGGCATCAAGAGAAGGTGTAAACAGACAATTAGGGCATAATAGACAAGCGTATGACCTATTTAAATTCAAGGGTGGTATATATTGCAGACATAAATGGAAAAAGGTCTTATATAGGCTTGAAAGCAATACAGAGCCATCAGAGAATTTAGGTAACTATAAAAAAACTCGTACTATTCCTAAAAGTTATATGAAAAACCCAAGTGGTTCTAAACAAGCTGGAATTGCACCAGAAAATATGCCAAACAGAGGAGCATACCCAAAATAAGATACTATGGCAAAAGCATTATTTATAACAACTAAAGACGTAAAGAGGTATTCTGTACTTTCTGGAAATGTAGACCCAGACAAGTTTATCTATATGGTAGAAATTGCTCAAGATACAGAGGTACAAAACTATTTAGGAACTAAACTACTTGAAAAGATTCAAGATTTAATTATAGCTGGTACTATTAACGACCCAGCAAATGCAGCTTACAAAACGCTTTTAGAGACGTATGTAAAGCCTATGACTATTTATTGGGCATTAGTATGCTATATGCCTTTTGCTGCTTATACAGTCGCTAATGGTGGTGTATATAAGCATACAAGTGAAAGTAGTGTAACAGTAGATAAAGACGAAGTAGATTACTTAGTAGAAAAATATAGAGATATAGCACAATTTTACACTAATAACTTTATAGATTTTATGGTCTATAATCAAAATACATATCCTGAGTACAACGCAAATACACAGGATGACACATATCCAGACACTTCTAACGCAGATTTCGGTGGATGGGTACTATAAGGTATAAACAAAAAAAAGAGAATATTGTAAAGTTAGTACAATATCTAAAAAAGAAATATGTGGACACAAACGAACACGCTAAACGTAGAAATAAATTATGAGTATAACAGCGAACACAT